CTGGCTCTCCGTCTGCCTCAAACCTTGCTTCATATTTGGCAATGTTAAAACACCCTGCCATACCACACTCAAACATTGTCTAGCCCTTTCCTAGTAGTTCAATCCCTGCCGCGATTATCGGCGAGAGTACTAAGGCGCTAGCGATTGCCAAAACAAAAACTAGCTTTCCAAGTAATCCGTTTATTATTTTTGCGGTTTGCTCTGTCATTAGTTGCCCGCCTCTTCTTTGATTTTTAGAATAAATTTTGCTAGTGCCTGATGAGCTGCCCAAGCTTGGTCCATAAGTGAGCTAGAGATTAGTATTTGGTTTTTTCCTTTGTTGTATTTTTGCGCGTCTCTAACTGTGCCGCTGTGAAAGTTGTACGCCATTAGAAGCAACTCAAGGTCTGCCTCGCCGATTTCAATAATTTTCTTGATATCCATTGTGTTTCCCTTTCCCTTTCGGGGGAGGCCTAAGCCTCCACCCTTTCCGCTTCTAGTTTTTTGATTAGCTTTACAACTGTTGAAAGCTTTGCCCAGATTAGTTCTGTGTAGTTGTAGCGTTCTTCAATTTCGCTTTTCTTTCCATACTTTCTTGCCAGCCGTAATTCTTCGCTTTTGATGTCATATTCAACTTCTAGCATTAGTGCTTCGCTTTGTAGAATCTCGATTGCCTTTTCCATTTGTCTTGCCCTTTCCCTTTGTAGCCTGTTTGGCTATGTAATGAAAATAGCACAATTTTTAGATTTTTTCAAGTTTTTTTGCCTTTTTTTGTCTTCGGCGTGTCGCGGGTGTTTTTGCCCTGTTTAGGCCTGTCGCGGGGTTTGGCCTGTCGCGGGCGCTCTTACCTCTTTATATGTCTAGCGTGGCGGGCGTGGCTGTCTAGGTCTGTCAAAGATAGAGCGCGGGTTTTTGCTTCGAGCGTGTCGCGGATTGGTCGCGGGTTGCCTGTCGGTGTTGTCGGTCTGTTTGTGTGTGTGATTGCGTGGCAAGCTCTCACCCTGTCGCGGTGTGTGTGTTTCGGCGCTTCAATCTGTCGCGGTTTCGGGTTGCCTCTATCGGTGGCAGGCTTTCGGCCCTTCGAACAGATTTTCGAAAAAACGCGCAAGGTCGTTCGAACAAATGTTCGAAACAAGTGTTCGACAGACTTTTAGGCCCTGTCTGTCAGAATTTGTTTAACCGAATCTGACCGAATTTTTCAACCGAATCCTCAGAATTTTTCCAACCGAATCCTGACCGAATTTTGCTTTAGTCTTTAACCGAATCTTTGATTGGCTTGTTGCCTCGTCTGGCATTACAGGACCGATGAGCTGCGGCTAGTGGGCTATAAGGGTCGCCAGGATTGATGTGGTCTGCTTGCCAAGGGTCATTGAGTCTTGGGCCTTCGTTGCAGAGATGGCAGACAAAGGCGTTCTCTCGGACCATCCTTGCTCTTGCCTTGTAGTCACCAGAGTATTGGCCAGTAGCTTGCTTTCGCGCTCGCCGTTTGGCATCGGCTTGGTCATCCCACATTTTCTGGTGGGCATCACATCTTGAGTTTCCGTCTGTTAGTTTTTTGCAAACTAAGCAAGGCATCTTAGGCACAACGGCCCCCCGATTTTTTTTGACTTCTTGTAGGACATGCTTTGAGCATACCCCCCCCTCATTTTTTATTTTCTTTGCCAGCCCAACCTGTGCCTTTGAAACTGAGTCCAGGTGAGTCATAAACCCTTACTAGGTCCTTTACGCAATTAGCGCACAACGGAGTCGGAGTGGGTTCGCTTATCTTTCTTATCAGTGTCATCTTTAGGTCACAGGTGTTGCACTTGTAGTCATAGATTGGCATTTGTTTTCTCTATTCTGCCAATTTCGGGTAGGGCTTTATTTCATACTTTAGCTTTCGCATCAGTTCCTTCTTTCTTGTTTTATTACCTGTAAAAAAAATGTAACGATGCTTGCGACCTCGCTCATGTTTCTCAAGCCTATTGCCATAGAACTTTTTTGCACCTTCGATTCCACCATGCTCATCAAACAAATGTCTTGAGTGTTGATTTGACTGGCCATCCAATCGCCATTCAACATGCCTATCTGAAAGTCCTGTGTAAATCCAGTTTGTTGCTTGGTAAACAACGCCAGTGTGACCAGCCCCTATCTCAGCGTAAGAAACGATAATGTCATGCTCGGGTGGCAACATCTTTAGGGTAGAAGCAATTAGGTAAGACTCAGTATTCTTAGGGGTGTCATCTTTTATCCACAACCGAGTTAGTTCAATTACTGACTTGCTTTCCTCTTTACCAGCTATACCCACGCAAAGAGAGGGAGATGCTGGCTTGCCATAGATGATAGTTCCAACCAACTTCATGCCATCAAACAAACCGAAGGCATACATTGTTGAAGCCTTGCGATGTAGATAGTGATTGGCGACTGTCAGCTCGTTTGCCATCTTGCTTGTTATTGGTTCGATGACATACTGCTTAGGGCTACTAATCATTCTGCTGTAGCTCTGACTTTACAATTACCCACTCGCCACCGTAAAACTTTTGAAGTGAGTTCATCCTCTTTTCAGCACTCGCTTTTGTGCCGTAGCTAAAGCTATTTATAATCCAGGAGCTACCTGATTTATGTGCAATCCCAAAAGTTAGTGGTCTACTAGATTTTCTGATATAGACCTTGCCGTCTGGAGCTGTTGCCGAATAAGTAAACATTTTTCCCTTTCTTACTTCTTACAGCTTATAGACAGTGCCTTGGTAATGCACATCGCGCTCAAGCTCAAAGCAAACAATTCCTGTTGTGCTGTCAGTCCCTGACCGAAGCCTAAACCAATCAGAGCCATTATCCATTGTGCTTGCCTGAATCCAGTAGCGTGAACCGCCGTTGTGTGCCTGTCCCCATTCCTCTACCCGAAGATGGTGGAAGTGACCGCTGACAAAGGTTGTAAAAGCCGAAACTGGTCCCTGACCGAATGTTTGCTTCTGAAGCCACTGTTCCATGCTGTTTGGTCGTTTGGCCTGATGACCATGAGCCAAAGCAAGGATGTGAAACTCGTCATCGAATACATCAAATGCAAGTGATTCATCATAAGGGTCTGGGATTAGGTAAGTGACATCCATACCTAGTTCGGTGCTTAGTCGGCGAAGCTGTTGCAGGATTACGATTCCCCAGTCATCGAGTCCAGGCTTACCAACATTCTGGCCGTTGAACCGAAACTGACAGTGGTTGGAGCCAACCGAAGCATAAGTTACTGGCGCGTACTTGTGAGCCAATTTTACTAAGTCCCATAAGAGAGATGCCGCTGCGTCAACCTGTTGCATCGGAGAAAGGTCGTTGGATTCAAGCTGGGCAAACTGAGATGCGTTCTGCACCGACTCGATAACATCGCCAGCGTCTAGAATAATGACCTTCTCATACCCCCCCCTCTTAAGTTTTTCTTCTATGCGTTGGTAGCTTGCAAAGACTCTTTCGATTAGGTCTTGAGTGTTTCCGCGTGAGCCTGTCTTACCGACTTGAAAGTCTGCTGGAACGATGACAAAGGCTTTGCCTTCTTCTGTTTTTTTACTTACTGGCAACTTAGTCTTTTTTGCCTGAGCGTAAAGTGTTGGCAGGTCTAGTTCGACTTCAGAGCGTGTTCTGAAGTTAAAACGCCAACTTACAAGCCAATCTCCACCTTCACGCTGTTGCCAACGGCTAGTGCGGATTGGTCCGTAAATCTCAATCTTGGCTGGGTCAAAACCCTGCTCGACTAAGAACTCGTCAAAGTTAGGCTGTTGACCTGTGGTTGGTGGGGTGGTGGCTAGGCCATTAGTTCCATCAAACTCGACTGCGGCTCGCCACTCTTTAGGTGGTGTTACCTTACTTGCTGGCTGTAAGTCATCTAGCACAAGAGCATCCTTTTCGTTTGTGAGCCATTATCGGCTTCTCGCTGATTGCGATGCCTCTACTTGTTAGTTCCCTTGCTAATGCGGTTGCTGTCCATTGAACATCTGCTAAAGCCTTGATAAGTATTTCTTTATCCTTAGCTTCTAGCGATTCAAGAACTGTCCTGACTTTGCAGGATTGTTTCTTTGTGTGTGGTTCCATTCCCTCTAGCATTTCTGCCCCTCTCGGTTTGTTATATCAAGCTTAGAGCCAAATAGGTTTATTTGACCGCTTTGTAAATTAGTGTCCTAATCATTCTTCTGAATCTTAGGGTTTTGTAAGCCCAGTGAACTCGCATGATTCGCCAGTTTATTGGTTGCCTAGTGGCTTTATGCTTTCCCAATGTCCCTCACCGCCTCGATAATTTCTACTACTCTTTCGAGTGTGTCAACATCTACTGCGGTTCTTAGGACTGCATCCTGATTGAGTGAATAGATAATCTGCTCAGTCAGGTAATCAGCCATTTCTTTTGCACCTTGCTCGTAGCCCTTGGCAAACCCTCTGCCAAAAGCCATAGTCAGTTTCCGCGCTCGCCGTTCATCGCGGTTAGGTCGCCATCCAATCATTTGTCAGGCCACTCTCCGTCTAGGACCAGCAAACCGATAATTGCGTAGTTTGCAAGGTCAATAAAAGAATCCCTCAATGCCTCATGCTCAGGTGCGTTACCCGAATCAGTTAGGTGATTGATTCTTGCCAGCTTGTCGTGCATCCTGACTCGTAGGCCATTGATAGGCCCACCAGGTGCGTGGCTAATGTTGGTTGGTCCGTAGTCCTTGTGCTTTGATAGCAATAGCTTTGCGTTCTCGTCAAAGTATCTAAGAACTATTGCGTCAAAGTTCTTTATCTCTTTTGGCCCCATGTTTCCCTCATCTCTATAAGTGTTGCTTCCATTTCTCTTTTGTATTGTCCTTTGATTTCATCAGCGATGTCTTCGACTGTAATCTCTACACCCTGCTCGGCGTGGATTCTAATAAAGTCCAAGATGTCTTCGCGCTGATTTCTTTGCCCAGCCCTAAATCCCTCTCTGTAAATAGCGTTCATGACTATCTGGATGAGATGTTGTATTCAGGTTCGACATAGATTTCGATGTTCTCGACAATCTCAATGATTCTGGCGATTGCTTTGGTTGGAACTGGGTACGCGGCATTGATAAGGCTTAGCACTTCGTTCTTCATAAGCATCCTGCCCATGTAGATTCCGTCTGACTTAGCTACACCGAAGTTGTACTGGTGTGGCTGGAAGTCCTTGACTGCGAACTCAAGTGGTTCTGGATTGTAGTTAGGCATTTTCTCTCATTTCTTTGTAGGTTTGCTTGATGTGTTGGATTAGTTCGATTCTTGCTTTAGCCTCATGCTCCGAAGCTATGTCTGTGCCAGGAACCGCTGAGGTCATTGTGAACTGTCTTTCAGTCCAGCGCTGAGCCTCGTCAATGATTCTCTCTGCTAATTCTGTTTCTGTCATTCTTGTATCCCTTCGGTGACAACCTTTCGGCTGTAATTAGAGAATACCAGTTTTTTAGGAATTTAGTCAAGAATTTTGTTTTTTTGCTTTTTTCGGCGTGTCGCGCTAATCGAGTGTTTTGACAACAATGCTGGCCCCTGGCTCAATGCCTTGGGCGTAGAGCTTGCGGGCCGAGATACGGACTATGCGGCTGTCGTCAACAACGATGCCTGAGTCTGTCAGCGAGTCACCTACGGCTCGTATGAGCTTGTCTAGGTCTGGGGAAACGCTTGGAAGTAACCGAGTCACTGACTTTGGCTTTGGCATGTAGAAGTTGACTATAAGCTCACATGGTTCATCTATTGGAACCCAGTCGCTTGGAAGTGTGGCGATTGCCTCTTGGACTATGGCTTTACGCCATGCCTTGTGTTTGGAACTATTTACTTGAACGATTCGGCCTTGCATGATTGCATGAGAGCCTTGGCTAGCAGGGTCGCCAGTAACGCTAAGGCTTACCTCTGCCATATAAATCCCATGCTCCCATTATCGCAGCCCAAGCATAGAAGATACCGAAAGCTAGTCCCAAACCATCAAGAACGCTCGTTTCATGTAGCGATAGGTTTATTAGTATGCCAGCGGTGATAGCTGGGACTAGCCAACGGAGATTTTTCAAAACGGACTTGGCTCCGAGTGAGTTGGCTCGAAGATGCCCTTGATAATTTGTAGAGGCTCTGCTGGGAGTACCAATGGGTTATTGATGCTTACCTTGATGGACTGCTTTGCTTCGCCTTCTTTGTTGGTCCAGTTATCAATCTCGGAGCTGTATAGCCCTTCGACCTGAACTGTGTCACCAATGTCCAGAGTGGTTGGCTGCT